CCTCCTCGGCCTCTGGCCTCACCATCCCGCAGTAATGGCTGACGATAACGGCAGTCTCAAGGCTCGGTATGACAAGCTGAGCGGTGACAGGCTCGTGTTCCTAGAACGTGGCCGTGACTGCGCGAAGCTCACCATCCCCACCTTACTCCCGCCCGAAGGTTCCACTAGCTCCACCAAGTTCCCCACGCCGTACCAGTCCTTTGGTGCCCGTGCGGTCAACAACTTGGCAGCTAAGCTCCTCCTGGCGTTGCTCCCCCCGAACTCCCCGTTCTTCCGCCTTGTGGTGGATGACGTGACCATGCAGAAGCTCACTGGCCGCCAAGACATGCGCGCCCAGATTGAGAATGCACTGAGCGGGATGGAGCGGTCAGTCATGACCAACATTGAAACAAGCACCATCCGCACCTCTGCATTCGAGGGTATCAAGCTCCTGCTCGTCACGGGCAACGTGTTGTTCTTCTTGGCCCCCAATGGCGGCATGAAGACCTTCCGTCTGGACCGTTACGTGGTCAAGCGGGACCCTATGGGTAACGTCTTGGAACACATCACGAAGGAGTGTGTGTCCCCGATGGAGCTCCCGGATAGCATCCGAGAGTTCGTACTGGCCAACAAGGCAGCGAATGACAATGAGGACGTGGTGGATGTCTACACCAGCGTGAAGCGCACCAAGAGCAACTGGGAGGTCTATCAAGAAGCCAATGGCATCGAGATTCCCGGTACGCGTGGCTCGTATCCGCTGGGTAAGTCCCCGTGGATTCCCCTCCGCTTCATCGCAGTCGATGGCGAAGACTATGGCCGCAGCTTTGTGGAAGAGTACCTGGGTGACATCAAGTCCCTCAATGCTCTCCGTAAGGCCATCGTTCAGGGCTCCGCTGCTGCAGCCAAGGTCCTCTTCCTGGTCAAGCCTAACTCCACCACCAAGCTCCGAGTGCTCACTGAGAGCGAATCAGGTGCCGTGAAGGAAGGCAACGCTGAAGATGTGACTGTGCTGCAGATGCAGAAGCAGGCTGACTTCGCTATTGCCAAGCAGACGTGTGACACGATTACCCAAGAGCTTAGCTTTGCCTTCCTCCTGAACACCGCCATCCAGCGTAATGGTGAGCGAGTGACAGCCGAGGAAATCCGATACATGGCTAACGAACTGGAAAGCTCACTGGGCGGTGTCTACTCGACACTGAGCCAAGAGTTCCAGTTGCCCCTCGTACAGCGAGTGATGTTCCAGATGGAGAAGCAGGGGAAGCTCCCTGTGCTGCCTGAAGGAACCGTTAAGCCTGCCATCACAACTGGCATTGAGGCTATCGGACGCGGCAATGACCTCACGAAGCTCCAGCAGTTCATGACCTCCCTTGAGCAACTTGGTCCGCAAGTGGCACCCACCTACGTCAACATGGGTGACCTTATCAAGCGCACCGGGGCATCTCTGGGCATCGACATGAACGGCCTGATTAAGACCGACGAGCAGATTGCAGCAGCAGAGCAACAGGCTCAGATGCAGAACATGCTTCAGACATTGGGACCCAACGCTGTGAACCAGATGGGCGGTCTCGCTAAACAACACATGCAGGGTCAACAAGCGGCCCCCGCACCACAAGGACAGTAACATGGCAGACGCAATTCCCCTCGGCAGTGAACCGCAGGCTCCCGTAGAGCCGCCCCCGAAGAAGGCCAAGGCTCCGGCTAAGGTCCTCGAAGATGGCTTCTCGATTCCTGAAGGCGCAGTTCAGTTGGACTCGCACGAAGCCTACCGGGTGGACAATTAATGGCTGAGAACGCAGCAGCAACCGCAGCCCCGGAAGGCCAACCGGCACCGGGGACCCCCGAGTACGATGCAGCGATGGCCGCGAAGTACGATGCAGCCACGGGCAATGCTCCGCAAGCAGAAGCCCCGCAGCGCCCCGCTCACGTTCCCGAGAAGTTCTGGAACCCTGAGACTGGTGCAGTAGACACCGAAGCGTGGGCGCGCTCGTACACCGAACTGGAACAGAAGCAATCCCAAGGGAAGCCTGCAGAGGCAGCCCCGGTGGAAGCCCCTGCAGCACCGGAAGCGGCAGCCGAAGCTCTGGAATCGAAGGGCCTGAACCTCGCTGACTTCAGCACGGAGTTCGCTCAGGCAGGCAACCTCTCGGAAGCCTCGTACCAGAAGCTCGAAGCCGCTGGCATTCCGAAGCCGGTGGTGGACGCCTACATCGCAGGTCAGCAAGCTCTGGCCACGCAAGTCCGCGCACAGGGTCTCGAAGCTGCAGGCGGTGAGGAACAGTTCAACGCTATGGCAACGTGGGCCAAGAACGGCCTCACGGCTGGTGAGCTCGATGCCTACAACCAAGCGGTCACCACGGGTTCTGTGGATCAAGCCAAGCTGGCTATCTCAGGTCTCCGTGCTCGCTATGAGGCAGCCAATGGCCGCGAACCGCAACTCCTCGGTGGTGGCAATGCCAACGCTGGGAATGCTGGCTATGGCTCCACTGCTGAGATGGTGCGTGATATGTCGGACCCGCGTTACTCGAAGGATGAAGCCTTCCGCAAACAAGTGGAAGCCAAACTCTCACGCACTACGGCCTTCTAACATGCCCTCTCTGGATGCCAATAAGGGCTCCTCGGTGAACGCTTCTGGAACCAAGATTGCTGCTGCTGTTGCACTCGGCAGTGGCAAGTTGGATACCACGAAGGCGGTCAACGATGCCCATACCTTTGTTCCTCATGGGAACCTCAAGATTAACGTCAAGACGGCCATTGCTATGGGCCTCCTGGCGCGCAACGCAAGCGACACATTGGTTGAACTGAATCCGGTCCAGCCTGCAACCCGCACGAATCCGTAATACCGCATCACCCATCTCTAAGCATTCCACGCAAGGAACACTTGGCCTTCCCGAGGGAAGATAACCATGCACACGTCCACGCCTAAGTCTGCTCTGAAGTGAACCCTCCAAGGCCACCCATTGGCCGCTCTTTCATTTCATTCTGGATTTATCTCAAATGGCAAACGCAACAGTCCTGGCCGGTGGTCAGATTAACGGTGCAGGCGCAACTGATGCCCTGTTCCTCAAGGTCTATGGCGGTGAAGTTCTCACGGCATTCGACCAAAACAACGTGGTCATGCCCCTCCACACGGTCCGTACGATTAGCTCGGGCAAGTCGGCTCAGTTCCCGGCAACGTGGCGCGTCACGGGTGGTTACCACACCCCGGGTACGGAAATCGTTGGTCAGACTTCCAACCTCGCAGAACGCAACATCGTCATTGATGACCTGCTCGTATCGAGCGTGTTCATTGCTGACATCGATGAAGCGAAGTCGCACTTCGATTACCGCAGCACGTACTCGGCTGAAACGGGCCGCTTCCTTGCAGCGAACTGGGACAAGAACGTTATCCAAGTCATGGCCCTCGCTGCACGTTCGGCTGCTGTGGTTACGGGTGGCGTTGGTGGCACGGTTCTCACTTCGGCTACCACGCTGTACAAGACCTCGGCAACGGACCTCGCTGCTGGTATCTACGCTGCAGTGCAGGCGTTCGATGAGAAGGACATTCCGATTACCTCGGAGCGCAACGCTCTCGTGCGTCCGGCTCAGTACTACCTCCTGGCGCAATCGACCGCACTGGTGAACCGTGACTGGGCAGAAGGCAATGGTAACTACGGCACGGGCAAGATTCTCAAGATTGGTGGTGCAAACATCATCAAGACGAATCACCTCCCGAGCACGAACGTCAACACGGGTCCGACCGCTTATCAGGGCGACTTCACGAAGACGGCCGCTGTCATCACCACGAAGGAAGCGGTGGGCACGGTTAAGCTGCTGGACCTCAGCATGCGCATGTCTTACGATGAGCGCCGCCTTGGTACGCTGATTGTCAGCAAGTACGCCGTAGGCCACGGTATTTTGCGAAGCGAGTGTGCCGTCGAACTGGTAACGACCACGTAATTGGTCAAAACCTGCAGCAAATGCGGGGAGGCTAAATGCCTCTCCGAGTACTCAGTTGTGCGCGGCAAACACGCCACGACGTGCAAGACATGCTACTCATATAACACCACAGCCAATAACTTAGGCGTTCCGTTTGAGCAGATTATTGCTATGTACCGTGAGGATTCGCGGTGC